ATGGACTGGACTACTACATAAATATACACACTGAATAAGAATATTATGGCCAAATATCCTGTTGTTAATACACAGACAGGTGAACAGAAAGAGATCGAATGTTCTGTTCATGATTGGGACCAATGGAAAGAAGACAATCCAGACTGGACGAGAGACTGGTCTGATCCATCCACAGCTCCTGGAGTGGGTGAAGTCGGTGAGATTTATGATAGACTGAAGAAGTCTCACCCAGGATGGAACGATGTTCTCCATAAGGCATCTAAGATGCCCGGTTCACAAGTAAAACCTATCTGAGTTTATGCCTAGAAAGAGTAAGTCCGGTATCGGTAGTACCAACCCAGTTCCCTTTGGTATGAGCACTAAGACGATGAAACGAAAGAAACCGATCAATCTTGATTACATCAAGAAGATCGAACCATTGACAGAGAACCAAGAGAAGTTCTTCAAAGAGTATGGTAAGAACCAGAACATGGTGGCTTACGGATGTGCGGGCACTGGTAAGACCTTTATCACCCTCTACAACGCTCTTCTGGATGTCCTTGACCCTAAGTCACCCTACGAGAAGATCTACATCGTCAGGTCCCTTGTGGCAACCCGTGAGATTGGTTTCCTTCCTGGAGACCATGAGGACAAATCCTCTCTCTATCAGATTCCTTACAAGAACATGGTCAAGTACATGTTCGAGATGCCTGATGACAACTCCTTCGAGATGTTGTACGCAAACCTGAAGGCTCAGGGAACGATCTCCTTCTGGTCTACATCATTCATTCGTGGTACCACATTCGATAACGCCATTCTGATTATCGATGAGTTCCAGAACTTGAACTTCCATGAACTTGATAGTATCATCACTCGTGTAGGTGAAAATTCTAAGATCTTCTTCTGTGGAGATGCCACTCAGACTGACCTTGTCAAGACAGCTGAGAAGAATGGTATCGTTGACTTCATGAATATCATCAACAACATGCCATCGTTCGAGACAGTAGAGTTCCAGGCAGAGGATATCTGTCGAAGTGGACTGGTCAAAGAATACATCATCGCAAAACTTGAGTTGGGTCTTTAATGTTTAATCATCAGGATGTTACGTTCGAGTCTCTGACTAGAGAGACTATTGATGGAGTGAGATACTACAAGGTTCCTGGAACTGACAAACTTGTTAAGTTGCCATCGATTACATCGGTGATCAGTTACAAGAACCGACAGAAGTTTAAGGAGTGGGAAGAGAAGGTTGGTCTCGAAGAAGCCAATCGTATTCGTCGTAAGTCAACCAGTCGTGGCACTGATGCTCACACACTGATTGAACAATACCTGAACAATGAGACGGAGTATAAAGAGGTACAACCTCTCTCCCAATACTTGTTCAAACAGGCTATACCCACACTGGATAACATTGATAACATCCTTTGTCAGGAACAGTCCATGTTCTCACACACTCTTGGTATCGCCGGTAGTGTGGATTGTATTGCAGAATACGATGGTGAGTTGGCAATCATTGACTTCAAGACATCAGCCAAGGCCAAACCTAGGGCATGGATTGAAGACTATTTTGTACAGTGTGCAGCGTACGCTTGTATGTTGTATGAGATGAAGGGTATAATCGTTAAGAAGTTTGTCATTATCATGACATGTGAAGATGGTGAAGTGAAAGTCTATGAAGAAAGAGACAAGTCCAAGTACATCAACTTACTCTCAGAATATATTAGAGAGTTTGTTGAAGATAAACTACAGCAATATGCTTAGTCCCGAGAATCAAAAACTCAACGAACTCTTTGAGAGTAAGTTCTACTGCCCTCAAAGGTTTGCAGAAGAGATTGAGAAGTTGGTGCACACTTCTAAGGAGATGAAGTATGTTGATGCCATCATTCACTTCTGTGAGAAGAATAATCTTGACGTTGAGTCAGTTCCTAAACTAATCTCCAAACCATTGAAAGAGAAGATCAAGGCCGAGGCCATGGAGATGAATCTTCTCAAGCGTACATCACATGCTAAACTCCCGTTATGATTCCTAAGGTGACAGACTACGAAGTTTATAAAACTTATCTGGGTATATCACGACACTTTACAACAGAGAGTTATGATTACCAAAAATATTGTGGGAAAGTGAGATGTAGTCTGCAGAGTTTCTATAAGAACAAACAACGATTCTGGTTTGAGAAACTCTCACGAAAGTATGATGACAACGAGATCAAGGAACTCTTTGTATCTAACTACGCACTCTCTGAAGACAACAGTAAGATCTGGATTGGTAATCTAGTTCGTGAAGGTGAGACACTCTACAGTCAGTGGAAGAAGAATCAACAGAGTATGTCATACCTGTTCCGACAGGAGTGTGATACACTGTTCAGTGACAACAAGATCGATGATGTGTTTGATTGTTCCAAGGGTCACCCTCTTCTCCTCAAGAAACACCTGAGTAAAGAGGTGTCACTAGAGACTTTAATTATCATCGATCGTATCTTAAACTATAAGAGTCGGTTCGATAAGTCACTCTCTGATCCTGTATGGGAGTCAGTGAGCATGAAGATGAGGAAGTACGGACCCTTCCTAAATATCGATGTGTTCAAGTACAAAAAGATCCTTAAGGAAGTAGTAGTCGGATGAGTTTTTTCAAGTCAGAATTCGTACAGAAGGAACTAGAAGAGATCTCCCGTCTGCAAGAAGAGATCTATGAAAAGATCTACAGTTTTGCTGGGATGAATAAGGAAGACAAACTTATTCATGTTGAACTTCTAGAGGACCTTCTAAATAAACAACGAGTCCTTTACACAAGGATGAGTTTGAGTGATGATCCTGATGCCGTGATGATGAAAAAGAACATCGTCCAACAGGCACAGATGTTGGGGTTCCCTCCTGACACAGACATCTCCTATGTCTTCGGTAATATGACAAAGATTATCGAGAACATGAAGAAGTCGATCAGGGAACAATAGAATAATACGGGGCTAGTCAATCCCTAAAGCCACGACACACAAGCCAAATACATCTAATACGAGGTAACACAATGGGTTTTGGAGACCTTAAAAAGCAATCTTCTCTTGGTAGTTTGACTGCTAAACTAGTCAAGGAAGTTGAGAAGCAAAACGGTGGTGGAGGTGGAGGTCAAGATGACCGCCTCTGGAAACCTACAATGGACAAGTCTGGCAACGGTTACGCTGTCATTCGATTCCTCCCTGCACCAGAAGGTGAAGACCTTCCCTGGGCAAAGATGTTCTCACACGCCTTCCAGGGACCTGGTGGGTGGTACATTGAGAACTCACTGACCACAATCGGACAGAAGGATCCTCTGGGTGAACTCAACCGTGAACTGTGGAACAGTGGTCACGATGCAGACAAAGAGACTGTTCGTAAACAGAAACGTAAGCTTTCTTTCTACGCCAACATCTATGTGGTCAAGGATCCAGCCAACCCTCAGAACGAAGGTGGTGTGTTCCTCTACAAGTTTGGTAAGAAGATCTTTGATAAGATCATGGAAGCCATGCAACCTGAGTTTGAAGACGAAGAGGCAATCAACCCCTTTGACTTCTGGCAAGGAGCCAACTTCAAACTGAAACTGAAGAAGGTTGCAGGTTACTGGAACTACGACAGTTCAGAGTTCGATCGTGTGTCTCCCCTTCTGGATGATGACGATGCACTTGAAGCTGTCTGGAGAAAAGAATACTCCCTGGCTGCCATCACGGCACCCGATCAGTTCAAAACTTATGAAGAACTGAAGAAGCGTCTTGATTATGTTCTTGGCACTAAGCCACAGTCCAGTCGTCGTCAAACCGTAGAGGAGGAAGAGCAGTATGATAACTACGCAGCAACAGAGCAGAAGCGAGTTACCGAAGAAGAGGTCATGGAAAAACTTGAAGCCTCTTATCAATCATCCAAAGCACCAGCTTCTAGTGTCAGTTCTTCTGACAGTGGAGATGACGAAGATGATCCGATGAGCTACTTCGCTAAGTTGGCTGACAGCTGAAACGAAAAGTCGCGATAGATTTCATATCACCCAGGAAAAAATTCCTGGGTATTTTTTTGCTCTATTAGATTTTTATGAATACAATCTGATGTTGTCACCTCTGACCAGTGACTTACCAACGTACTGGGTTGAACCCTCTTTGTATGGCATCAGTTCCAGAATCTCATCTTCAATGAGTGTGATGTACTGTGGTTTCAGAAGGAAGATCTTTTGTTTATCCTGTTCAATTCTTTCTTCATACTCTTGATTAGAAACAGGAAGAGCAAAGTTAGCTGCAATAACTTCAGACCCTGTAGATGAATCGGTGTATGTAAAACTAAAGTCTTGAGGAACAATCAAACCTTTTTGCATGATGAGATTACCATTACCATCTAAAACTTCTGTGGTTTCATAATGGTGAATGTCGTACATGGCCTGATAACTACCATACTTATTCAAGAGATAGTTATTGAAAGAGGTTTGAGTCATTGGCCACTCACTCTCATAGTTAATAATATTGTTTGACAACATCACCAACCAGTCAAGATTTGCACTACCATAAGCCCTGTACGCAATGACATCTGGTCTTTCACCATCTCTAATTATAACCTTCTTAAAGAATGTCAGGTCACCAAAGATCTCCTCAGACATCTTGACTCTTCTGAAGAGGTTCTTTGTTTGAACATAGTCACTGATGTACTTTGATTCAGGAAGACGACTGACGTAATCAAAGTTTGGAACGTTTGTGAAGTATTGTTTTTTCATTAGAATCCCATGCCTCCTCCGTAAGAACCATCACCTGAAATTTCATCCGCGTAGATAGGTACGAGTTCACTGAATGACATACTGACATCGTAACCTGTCATACCACCATCACCATATGTCATGTAGTTATTGTCTGGTGTGTAGTTGACCTTAAAGTTGATCAATGCACATGGTTTAATCTCATTCAAGTAGGGATGTGGAACATCATCGTGATAGTATTTAATCCTGAAGATGTTTGGTGTCAACAAGAACATCTCACCAGCTGATCTCTGTGGGTGCATGTTTCTCTTGAACGCTTTGATGATCTTTCTGATCTCCTCATTCTCTTCTTTAAATCTTGGTCTGAATTTAAAATTAAAGTTGAATGTTCTGAGTTGAGGACCTGTGAACAACAACTCAAGGTTGGGATTCAACACCGCACCACTAGCTCTTCCAAGGACATTTGCTCCAACTGCCTGACCTGCGAAGTGTGCAACAATGGCGTCTTTTAGACCAGGTTGATCCATCAACT